TACCCATTTTTGATTACTTGTAGATATACCAGTTACATCATAATATGTTTGTGAATCATCACGTGGATCAGTTCTTACAACAGAAGTAGCAGCGTAAGGAATTGAGTAGTGGTAGCTGTTATGATCAACAACACTACCACGAAACTGAATCAACGTACCATTACTAATATCGTCACCAATAAAGGCTTGTTGTTGACCAGGAATATTATACTGCTTAAACCCTGACATGTCGAAGGAAGTAAGCTTGTAACCAGTGCTAATACCATAAGCAGCATCAGCATCTTCAATCATTTTATTGATATCGTTATGATTACGGAGGTTAGTAATACTATCAAAGTCGATTGTTGTTGAGGCAACGCCCATAAAGATAAGCTCGTCATCAACAAGGGCCATAAACGGTGATCCAGAATCGCCACCTACTGTATATTCATGCCAGGCTTGTAATGAACTATCTACTGGTTGTGTATAGACTGTTCTTGAGTTATCAGCAGTATCATATGTATCTGGATACTGATCAAAGGCGATGCCATTTGCAACACCAAAATCGAGTGAATTCATCCTGGCAATTAGAGACTTCTCTTCCTGATCGGTGTATATGATAGGTACATCAACAGAACTAAAATTTGCCCTTGCAGCAAGAGACCCTGTCGTGTTTGTGAAATAGATTGGATCGATGTACTTGTAAAGGTCTGGTGGGAAGACTTTCATTGTCTCAATGTCAGATGGAACATCTTGATCAAGAACTGCAATTGAATAATCACCAAAACCAGAAGAGTAAGTAGCATTAGCAACAGCTTTAACCACTCTAACATGCCTTACGTTATCTCTACCGAAAAAGTATATAACAGTATTAACTGTATGTGGGTCGTGTCTAGACGAGATAACGTGTCTTGGTGTTATAAGAGCACCATTAACAACAGCCCCTGTTACATAACCACCACGTGCCCTACTGTTAAGAGCTGGTATACCAGTTGCACCAACTAAGTCATGTATCCAGTTATCAGTTGTTCTTGTCATCGTTGATGACGTACCATAGTTATTGAACATCAACTTATCTGTCGATGCATCATATCCGTTAATTGCTGTAAAAACGGAGTCTGTAAGTACTGTTGTTAGGTCTCTGGCCATTTTAATATTATATGTCTAAGTTTGTAAATACGATTTTACGGAGTGTTTCATGTTGCTGTGTAAGACCGCAAAGGTATTCATCTTCTACACCACATGAAAGAGTGTAGAACGGGCAACCAACTGTTATATTCCAGTTAGATGAGGAAAGGGGTTCAAATACTTCAACAAGTGCTCTTGATGTATCAGTATCTTTATAGAATGATGTTTCAACTGTTAATGTATTACTAACATATGGGTAACCATCTGGTGCAAGGGATTCAAACTCATTATACTTACCGTACCCACCAGATGAAAGCAGGCCTGTAATGAATGTATCTCTTGAAGCACCCCCGTAGTCGAAGGATTCATTACCAATAAAGCCTGAATCGTGCTTAACTTCATCATCTAATGTAATAATAAAGCGGTAAGGGTCACCTGTAGTAGAGTAATCTACATCTACATCACCGATAAATGCTGACATCTGATATAGGAAAGTACTTGGATAAAAGCCTTCCGGAGAACTTACAGGAACTCCGCATGCGCCATCAGCACAACCAACATGAGGCTCCATTCCTAAGAAAGGAAGTAATGGTCTATCTTCTTGTGTCGGTACACCTTGAGGTACAAGTCCAAGAACACCTGTATCATTTGTAAAAGGTTCTAATGGTGTAAACTCTAATGACTCACCTGTAATACTATTTTGATTACCTTCAACGTGGAAGCCATCAATAACAATCTCACCAGTTACAGTAGCTGCATTAACTGGCTTAACAAAGGAAACACCTGGTCTGTATCTAGTACCACTATCAAAGGTAAGGTTAACATCCTGCTTAAGTATAGGAGTAAAGAACTCTTCACCTTGTTTCTTATAGTCAACAGTTAACGTTCTACCATAATTACCAAGTCTCGCTCTAACTGTCTTCTTACCTTCTTCGATAAGTTCAAAAGCTGATAATGACTCAGTAGAAACAATATTACCATCAGCATCTCTAACATGAACACCGTTTGGCACTACAGCAGAAAGACCATCTCTTGTATCACCACTACCATAATCATCAATAGGTTCACCAAATGCTCCTAAAGTATCAAAACCTACACCAAGAATCTTACCACTCAAAGGCTCTGCTTTAGAAGTAAGGTCATATGTACCAGTAAAACCTAAATCAGGACCAACACCACCACCAGCTACTGCTGAGAGAGCATCTTGGAGGAACATACAAAAGCCAATCTCATCTCCTGGTGTAGCATTAGATAGTTCATATGTAAATGACCAAATAATATCATACTCAGGAGACATACCTTCTTCGAAAACAGCTACAGCAGCTGCATCGGCAGGGAGACCAGTTGGATATACCATACACTTATTTAATCGTGTGTATGGGCTTTACAAGAGATAAATTACATTCCCCACTCAAACTTGACCATTCCTGGAGCTGTGTAACCAAAGGTGCCACCATGAGCGTGATTTGAAGCACCTGGTGCGCCAGGTCCTCCCCAGAATGAAGCATTACCATTAACCTCTTCATCACCGCCACCATCTGTATCTTGACCACCAAAGGCGCCAGAGAGCATATGTACTGCGAGAATGTGATCGTCAGTTGGGTCAGAAGAGCCACCATTTGCAGTAAGTGTTTCAACCCAAGTCCAATAGTCAGGCATTGAAGCTCCGAATGAACGAGCAAGTTCAACAGTCAAACCACTTGACAAGTAAGAAATAAAAGAGTCATCACCTTTTGTCATTGATGTTGTAACACCATCACCAACAAAGTAATCGATTGTTGTTCCAATAGGAGCTGAAAGTATACCATATACAGTAGCAGCTGCACCACCTGCTCTACTACCACCAGTAGAACCAGATCCTGTTACCCAGAACTTTGTATAAGTTGCCTGAGTTGTAAATGACCCAGCACCAGCTGTATCATAAGCTACAAAACCAGGAACTGGAGCAGCAATAACAACCTCATCAGCTAGAGGTGAGAAAGAATCACCTTCAGCAATAGGAGTACCATCTACTGTAGCCTTAAGACCATTTTCAACCTTGAAGGTTGGTGAAGCAGTATTGTCTGGAAGAGCTTTAATAAATACAAAGCCATTAGCACTTTCGTCTGGAAGATTAAAGGTAGTATGACCAGCATTAGCACCATATGTATCACCAATAACAGCGGAGAGATCAGGATAATCAGCTCCTGCAACTGCCTGACCATCGGCAAGCAACCAACCGGTAGGCATTGCAGTAAGAGCAGCAGACTCAACCATACCACCAATTGGAACAGTACCTGCAGAAGAGTTAAAGAAAACAGTAGCGTTAGATTCAGGAGCAGCCCATTTAAGATCACCTGTAGGCTCTACTTTAAGGAAGCTATTAGCACCACCAAGACCACCTGTCGGGAATTGATAATCAACAGCATTGATGTTCAAGTTCTGGGGCAAATAGAGGTGTGAAGTTGTATTAGGAGTAACACGATTTGTCTTAATTTGTGTACCACTCAAAGAAATCTTACCACCAACTAACTCAATTGAGTTACCTGTAATGTCGGTAGCACCGCTTAAGTGCTGTGATGATAGAGTACCAACTGCAAGTGTACCTTCTGCATCATTAACGATAATAGAACCATCAGCAGCTTCAAAGAGAACAGCAACACGATCCCAACTATTACCATTCTTGGAATATAGTGTATTGGTTACTGTATTAAAAGCAAAGTCACCATCAGCTCCTTCTGTTATTGTTTCATGGTTAGCAGATGAACCGAGAAACTTATTACCGGTAATAAGACCACCGAGAGTGGAACCATCACCTACAAATAGTCTTTTACTATCTGTAGTAAAACCAAGTTCACCTTGATCAAGTGTAATAAGTTGACGATCTACATCTGTACCACGACGTACAAGAAGCTTAAGAAGAGTGTTTTCGAGGATTTCGATTTTCTTTGACATGATTTTTAGAATTTAAAGACTGGAATTGCAAAATTACCTTTATTACCAGAAGCAATCTGAATAAAGCCAGCAGATGAAAGGGCAATAGCAACACTATCTCCATCAGCGTTACCGGAAAGTACATTAACAATTGATTCACTTCCAGGAGCTTCAGCATCCATAGAACCGAAGAAGATCTCTCCCCCACCAGATGTATCAGTACCGGAAAGGTTTTGTTCAATTGAACTACTTGTTGAAATAACACGACCGGTAGAATCATATTCTGAAGTATTAAATGGATGCATTACAGCACCACCAATAACTTCAAGTCTAAGCTCTCCTGTACCTGGTGTCTTTTCAAGACCATTACCAAGAGCAGCTGCTTCAATAGCATCTGCATCAACTGTATCTGCACCTGCCTTAGCAAAATCAAGTCTATTACCTGTAAATGTAAATGCTTCAGTAACATCAACACCAATTGGATCACCACCAGCACCACTAAGACCTAAGCCAATATCACCTGCACTAATATAGAGTCTTGATGATTCAAGCTGACCTGAGCCGTTAACGAAGATTGTTGAACCATCAACTGCTGCAGAAAGACCAGTTGAAGTAATATCAATACCACCATTAGGCACTACAAAATCAGAAGCAACCTTATCGATTGTAATGCCACTATCCTTTACCTCGAGTACACCTGCATTATAATCAAGAGTGGTACCATCAGTACGGGTACCAATAAAGGCCCATGCACTAAGTTGTGTAGCATCAGTACCAGAAAGCTGATATAGAAGGTTATCTTCATATACCATGTCACCTGTAACAGCCTCTGCAAGGTCTGTTCTTGTACCAATATACATTGGTGGGTGATTCTTAGCACCTACTACATTACCACCTGAGAGGAATCCGTCCCCGACAAACACTCTCTTAGAGTCAGTTGTGTAACCAAGTTCGCCCTGTTCAAGAACTACACTCTCACGTTGAGAGTCAGTACCCCTTCTTAATTTAAGTTTTACGATTTCGATATCTGGCATTTTTCTAAAATGTTAAGCTGTTCGTTCCCAGACATACATACCGAATGCTGGAGGAAGATTGTTATGAGATTGATTTCCACCTGTGGTTGTAGATTCAAGCGAAATAGCATATGCAGCATTCTTATGACTACCGACTCTCTGACCTCCAGGAGGTGACAATACACCTGTATTGTCTTTATGATCTACTACCGTCTCGTGTGTGTGAGCTGCGAGTTCATTTACTGTTAAAGTATGCTCATATTCACCTGCTGTGTCTGTATCACCTGATGTTACTGTATGAGTTGCTCCATTAATGTCAGTACCGGTACCGACACCAGCAATAAATTGACCTTCTGCAACTTGCATCCATGATGTACCAGCCATACGAGAGCCAGGATTGTTATTGTCTTTGGAGAAGAATAACGAACCAACTGGGTAGATAACATCAGCAATGGCAGAAGCAAAGTTAGGTCCTAAAGTACCATTTACATCAACTCCCTCTCCTTCACGACCTACGGATAAGGCGCTCTTATTACCAAACCCATCATAGATGTCTGCTTTACCAGAAGCCGGTAGAGGAGCACCCTCTGCATGAAGAACACCAACATATGTCTCTGAAATGTTGGTATTTGTTAATGATCTACTTGCCATACTTATATTTAATACAGCAAGATGGATAAGCAATTAAATTTCTATAATTCCAGCGGAAGTATATGAAGGTTGAACTTTTGAATCAACACCAGGCTTTACAATATTCATCAATCTGTCTTGAAGTTTATATACAAGAGCAAAGCAACGATTAAGAACACCGGTGAGGTTCTCTTCATTGCCATGTACATAGAGATTCTCAAGCTCTTGGATTAAGAACTTATCAAACTCAACATTATAATCGTAATCATCAAGCTCGAGAACATCATTTACATATTTACCAGTAAATCTACCGATAATGTTGTTCTTGAGAGTTAGTGTATCGTTAACAACCTTGAAGAGCTCAGTATTAACAACAGATTGCTGAATAAAAGAATCAGGGTTAAGTGAGAAAGCAGCACTACCATAGTTAGCATAGTTCTCATCTTTAAGAACCCTCTGATAAGCTGTATGTGTAGGCTCATTAAAGAAGTATAATCTACCATCTGTCAGCATAACAGCTCTATCTGTACCATTACGTGATGGAAAGATGTTAAAGTTATTAATGTCATAGTCTAAGAGACCGTCAACCGCAGTTTCACCGTCAGATCCTACCGAAATAAGATTCCATAAGAAGTTAGCTTCACTAAATTTAACATTATTAAAGTTCCATCTATTGTTAATTAGTGGTGTATTTGGATCCTGATTAGATCTAAGGAGGTAGAGCCTTTCAGATCTAAACTTACCAATAACTTCAGCTGGACGTGTTTTAAACTTTTTATAAACAGACTTATTTGTAGAGAAGTACCAAAAATTACTATCCGTACCAGAGAATGTTACATCATTAACCTCTTCCGTATCACCAAGCTTATCGTTAAGAGTTACCTTCTCACTATCTTTATAACTATCACCACTAAAGCGATATAAATAAGCTGTTCTATTAGTAGTGTTATTAGTAATAACATCTTTATAAGTTACAGCATAGAAGGTATCGAAGTCAGGGTCAAAGCCCATACCACCAAATGTTTCAGTTCTAAGATCGATGGAAGTGATACGTGTATTATAGTTAAAGTCGCTATCAAACATCTTAACGCAGAAGTTACCTGAGTCTAGTACAGCAACCTTATCTCCATGAGCAGCGAGCTTAGTAGGACGTAAGAATTTTGTTTGGCGAGTCTCTCCACCAGCACCACCAACCAACTCGATATAGTTTCTCTTGTTCTTTAGAGCAGAGTCATTGTTTTGATACCCTTCAATATCATACTTAATTACAACATTATTACCCGTATCAGCAACATATAAGAACTTCTCAGTTGAAGCAAGACCACCGAGTTCAGCAAATGCTAAGTCATTTTCTTCTGTCTCATAACCAGTTGTATCTTCAATAATAGAAATTGAAGTATCTGAACCTGTTAGGGAGATGAGACTAGAAGATGTACAGCAGAACAAGGAGAAGTTATCTGAATTATCAAAGTCAACTTGTGTAGTAGCATCAACAATATAACCAAATGCACTCAAGAAGTTATTATCTGTAAATTTAACATTAGACTTAAACGACGGATTTTCTGCATTACTTACGTTAATTTCAAAACCTGTAGAGTACTTGTAAGGTGCTGAAGCATATGTAATAGACTCAGCTGCAGGTAGTTTATTAGAAGGTATGAACAAACGGGAATAAACGTACGTGTTATTTTCTCTAAGTTGTTCCAACTTAAACTTAAATAGGTCGAAGTTGAAGTTATCATTTAGATTAAAGAGACAATCATTCTCTGTATTTGGTAGAGTTGATGGACTATCTGCAATTACCCTATCCTGAAAGTATGATGTATAGAAGAGATCAGTAGCATATGTTGACTTTGGAGAAAGAGTCTTACCAGTACTTACTTCTGTAGCAACACCATCTTTTAACTGAGCATAACCACTAAAGTCAGCTCCTGTTAAAGTGAACAAGCTACCATCTGTGTAGATCTTTTTGTATGAAGTATAATCAATCATCTTAGTATGTCTTAAAGTGAATATCGTTGATCTTAACGCCTACCGGTGCAAAGCTATTTGCTTCAGCAAGTATAGATGTCTTAATCTGCTCTCTAACAGCCTCATCCGTAATCTTGAGATTGCGGACAACGATGTCAATGTTCTTAGAGGAGTTAGTTCTATTAAACTTAAAGAACTGCTGAATCTCAGTCTTTGATGTTCTTTGACCAGCAGGTATTGAAAGTACAATATCATCAATCTTCTTCTCAAGCAAGTATAGAGCATAAACTAACTCAGTACTAATTGCTTCATTATAGATAAAGGGATTAGATATTGTAAGATCTTTACTATAGTAGTATCCTGGCTGTTTCAAGTAAGTCGAGAGGTCCATATTACTCTGAAAGCCTGTAGTACCAATAAAGAACTCATCACTAAAGATGTCTTGAATAAGGTACTTACCGGGTGAGAAGGTTTGGTTCTCATACAATACACCATTAACATATAGAGAAGCATTACCCTGCTTAGTATCAAGCCTATAAGTGAAGTTGTAGAAACCAGGCTCAAAGGTTGAAGGATCAAAAGCAATAGTATTTGTAAGGTTATCTTCTGTATTAAGGTAGTTCTTTAAAGTAAGCTTAAAGTCAATAGACTTAGCATCATAGTTATGAGTAAGTGTATTATAATTTGTAAGTTTCTTCCCTGGCATGTTACTTGCAATTGGGGCTTCAATACCATAAGCTTCAAGTATTGGAAGTGTACCCTTAACACCATACAATTTGTTATCTGAACCTTCAGCGAGGAATATTGGGTAAGTTACCTGTTCACCATTAACATACTCATTTACCCAATCCACTGAAAGAAACTGACCACCTGAGAGGGTTGTAATATCAGTTAACTGCTCTACTACTAATACCTCATCAATAGAACCAGAAAGTTCAAATACACCACTTGTATTGAATACATGATATTCGTCTGATTTAATAGTATAGATCTTATCTTCTACAACAACAAAGTCTTTAACATCACCCTTAAGGAATGCTTCAGGAGCATCATCAAGATCATGCTTAACAATATAAGAAGAAACTTGATAGAATACTGTACTATCATTCTCCCAGTTCTTATTCTTTCCTACAAGCTTATACGCTTCGTCATTATACTTAAGAACATTATCATAAATGCAAAACTCGTCTTTATATACATCAAACTCTTCTGCTGTAACATCAGTAACTTCAAAAGTATTGAGATCAAAGCGTCTTACTTTTTGATCAGATGAAATAAAGTCAATATGATCATGATTCTCATAAAACCCATAGTAATCGAGAATCTCCGAACCACACTCAAGCTTAATCTTATTACCTTGTGAGTTAACCTTATAGAAAAGGTTACCAGCTGTTGTAACAATATAATCATCTAGAGCACTTCTCTTAAAGACATTCTTAATCTTAGTCTTGAAGTCTACTTTATTACGAAGGGAGAAGTTAGTATTGTAAATGTATAGAGTATTTTCACTAATAACATGCACAAATGGTGTAACTGTTTGGTCTTGGAATATACCAAAACCTCTATTAGTATTATTACCGAGAATAGAGAATCCATACTTATGATCCGGATCAAGATACATATTAAAGCTTGTAGTGAAGTTCTTTGTTTCATCTACTTTATCTGATACATTAAAGCATACAAAGTTAGTGCCATCAAATGTAAATGTTGTATCATTGTAATCAACGCAGATGTTTTCCGTTTCACCTCTTACAATTTTAGATTTAGTATAGCTATCGAAGCTCGATACAAGTGGTGAAGAGCTCTCAACAATCTCACGAATGTCAGCATTACCAATACGTTCATACTTAACTCTAGAAGTTGGAGTAATAGCAACATCACTCTTCTTATCAAAGAACTTCTCCTTATCAATAACAAGATCAGTTACATCAAAATCAATGCCATCAACACTATCTAAGAAAGAAGGGCTAAAGTAAGAAGCAGCAGAAAGAGCAGATTCTTTAGAAATCTTATCTGGGTAGTAATAACGATCAACCCATAAACCCTTCTCATTAAGAGTACCACCACTTAGCCAAGTGCAGAGATAACGTCCATTATCATATTGAGTTGTATTTTTACGCTTAACAGATATCTTATCAGAAAGCTTAGGCGTTGGACCAGCAAAAGCACCATTAAAGACGAACTGTGAATCATTCACATTAAGCTTATCATATGGATACATAGATGAGGGAGCAGTAAAGTGAGTATCAGAACCATTAGTTACAAATACATCTTTATCATAGAAGCTATAGTTAAGATTAATCTTGTTAAGACCTTTCTCTTGATCAACACCGGATTCAATGTTGTAATACTCTCTAGGATCAACACCAAGACCTACTTTACTATCAACCATATTAGAACCACGCTTGACATAGTTAAACTCAGAACGATTGGTATCAAGAGTGACGTAGTTTATAGGGAATGAATCAGCTGAGATAGTGTTGTAGTTAGCAACTAACATATACTGACCATCTTCATCATCATTACTATTCTCACCATCAAGAATAAGATTGGTTGTCTTGAGGTTATTATAACTCGCAAAGCTTTTATTAATAAACTCTTTGTTTTGATCTAAGCTATAGTCGACATGAATAAGGTTGTTAATACCCCTGTTAAGTGAGCTAGCGACAAAAGGTTGAAGATTGAGTTGACCACCACTTAAAGTAACAACTTGAAGCTCGGAGTTATTAAACTTGTAAAGCTGTAAATACCCATCGTCATCAAGAACGTATCTAAATACATCACCACGCTCTCTGTTAATATCCTTATAGTCATCTACATTTTGGTAGAATACAAATTTATCAAAATCTGTATTATAGTTTAAATAGTAATCAAATACACCATTGTTATGCTTAATGCGGCAAAGATTATTGTTAAGAGCTTCAATCTCGAAGAGGTAGTTGTTATCAAATAATCCTGTTTTATTCAATGGCTGAATACCAATAGCTTTTTGATCATTAGTAGCATCTTCATTACTCTTAAAAATGTAGAAGTATTCAGCAGGCGCGCCACCAGGTCTCTCAAAACCGAGTCTTGTAACTAATGAAGTTGACTGATCTTCTTCAAGTGAGGAAATAGAAATAAAATTTGTAAGCTTATCTCTGTTTGTTAGATAGTAAGAGCTATAGTTGTTAATTGAACTATCTTTTGCACCAGAAAGTGCGTCAATCTTATTAACAATAAATCCTTGCTCTAAGTTTGACTTTGACTGATTTACAGAGATATAACGATCTTGATACTCTGCGATAGGGAACGCAACAGCACTTGTAGAGTGAGTAAAGATGTTAGCCATTATACTTATTTAATGGCAAAGTCTGCTTATACAATCAGTTATTTAGATAAGTTACATAGGTGCGCTTGTCATAGCGACTCTCCAAGTTTGCAACTGTATTAGAACCAGAAGCACCTACCATTTGGGTAGACTGAATACCAAGCTTTTGAATATTATCATAATAACTCTCTCTTACAAGCTTGATTGGTTGGAAAATATTAGCATAGAACCCATTATTATAGTGAATAAGGAACTGTGCTGTTAAGGATGTTGTAAAGGAGCTTATAGATGGTGTAAATGTATGCTCATAGCTATCAAGAATTGTACCACCTAGCTTACCATAAAGCATTTCATTGAAGATAGACTCTTTCTTATAGTTAAAGACGAGATCTTTTTGATTGAAATTAATCTCGGAACCATCACCCCAGTTAATATCCAAAGTAAGCGCTTGGTTAGCCTCTTCATCAATACCAGTTAGAACAAAAGTAATAGTAGGATCGCTTTTAAAGATAATCTCATCTTTAAGAACGTCAGTATTCTCAGTAGTAGCAGAAAGGTTAATATAGATGTTGCTCATTAGATTGTAAGGGTAAAGTTATCTTCGTCTCTTGTAAATGTACCACCATTAGCAGAGATAGAACCGAAGTTGGACTTATCGCCAAATGTTGTAGTACGCGTAATATTATCTCGCGGCTCATACCTATGTGAGTCAATAGCACTTAAGGCATTATCAATAAGCTTAAATGATACATCAACTAGGTGAGTAAAATCATTCATATCGTTTACAATATATGTCAACTTGAAGAGATCATTTCGGCTGTTATATGCAATAGTAGGGGTATGAATAGAAGTAGGAGCGTAGTTACGAGTTACTTCGTTAAAATCATTAAGTTCGAAATCAGTAACAGAGTTACCAACATCTCTACGAGGGTAAATCAAACGTGACTTATTAGTATCAATTGAATATTCGTAAAGTTCTGGGTAGTAAGCTTTATAGTTATCAGCATCATTAGTACACTCACCATCTTGTCTAAACTTACCATAGTATATCTTACCTGTCTTCTCAACATAGAACCTATTAGTAAATGAATCGGTGTTATCTGCACTACTTGCAGAGTAGTAAGTATTAACTGTTGTCGGTGTTACAAACTTACCATCTTCATACTTAATCTTATCTACAAGAAGGCCAGATTTAGTCTCAAGGAAGATTGTGTTCTGAATAATATCAAAGTCTACAAGCTCATGATTAAGTTGATCTTGAACTGCAGTAGAGTACTTACTAATAGTAGGTTTAAGAGCTGCTGAGAGTTTTTCTGATGTAGAGAATGTACCGTTTTTAACATATAAGGTACCATTCAAGGTAGACTTCTCTTCTCTTGTAAGTGAACTACTATTAGATGAAAGATTGGAAAGAACTGTACTACCTCTTTCATCTGTAGAATCAACATATCTTAAGTTATCACCATAGATGAAGTCATTTGGAAGTTGTACATCATCTGTAAAGAAGCCACCATCATAATCTTTATAGCCAATACCAGCAGAAAGGTAGTATTTAACATCAGGGAAGAATGCACCATTTTGATCTACAGTAGCATCAGCACGAACTGTATAGTGTGAGTTGCCATTGGCATTATCAGGAAGTTCTCTACCATCAAGGAAGGTAAGAGCACCGCCATCTCTATACAATGGTACGATATTTCTTGAATCCTCAATAAGGTTCTGATAAGGGTAAAACTCTCTCATGTACATGTACATAGGATTGTCTAACTCATCAAAGCCATTAGTGTTTGCACTTAATCCAGATCTAAATGTATTACCATTCTGACCAGTTAAGCTATAATCGAAAGATGATCCTTCAAATTGATCAAAAAATACATGACCATTAAGGAGAAGGTTTTTAACTGTATTAGATATATCTTCTACTTGAGGTTTAAGAGGATCTTCTTTAAATAAAGCATACTCATTACCATATACATCTGTCTGATGCTTTTCAACGAGACCTTCATTATAGAGATCGGTGAAGTTAAGCTTATAACTGATATCATTAAGATCTTTAAGCTGTGTAGAGTTACGCTCTTTAGTAGTATAAGACTCAAAAGTAGTTACCTTATTTGTAGTTTTTGGATCCCCGGAAGCAAAACCACTTGATACGTTTCTTGTATTACCACGATGATCAAACTTGTAATAAACAAGATAGTTAGATTGTGGATTGGTTGATACGTTACCGAACTTAGATGGATCTGGGAAGATATAAACTTTATCATCTTCTAAAGCAGTACGATCAATCTCGTAATTATAAGTTTCAGCTTGAAGCTTAAAGAGACCAATATCATCTGGCTGGAAGTTAAGACCAACATCACGTAAAAGCTTTTGCTGACCACTTGGAACAGTAGCAGTATCAGCACCCTGTAAGTTAAGAGCATTAGCAGCTGGATTATCAGCTGTAAACATCACACCAGATACTGCAGGGGAAGATGTTGTATCGATATAGTGGAAGTCTGTACCAATATACTTCTGTACAAGAGCTCTCTTCAAAGCATAAAACTCATTAATAGGAATACCACCTTTTGTAAACTGATTAAAGAGCTGTACAAGATCATTATCAGGATTACAAATAGCATCATACTCTTGAGGTGTAATAGCTGGTGGGTTAATTGTAAAGGAGCGAATAGCCCCCATAAAGTTATTTTGACCTGTAATGGCTTCAATACCATCTGGATCTAACCAATACTTAGGATCAACTTCATTAATGTTATTACCATTAGCTGTATTAGGTACATCAAAGTAGTCACCAAATACATCAACAAACTCTTCAATCTCAACACCAAGACCTTGAACTGCCTTAAACACATCATCATTCTCTGTATCAAGAGCGTCTTCAGAATTAAAGATAAAGTTGTAGATGTTATCAAAGATAGCTTTTTCAAGACCGGTTTGTGAACCTTTCATCTTGTTTCTATCAATAACATATTTACCTTCATCACGCTTCTTCTTATAGAAGAGGGCAATGTCTTTAAGTCTGTTAGCAAAGAATGGAATAGCTACATCGAGGTCAGCAGGATCATTGAAATCAATCTTTTCAAGGAATCTTTTCTCTGTCTCTGTAGTATAGTTAATAACAATCTCTTTAATGAACTGTCTGTAGTAATCTGTAAACTGAGTCTTTTGCTCTTCTTCAGAACCACCTTGATTAGAATGCCAAGTCTTGAGATAAGAAGAGTAAAAGGAACTATACTCTTCTGGAGAATAATCTGCCTGCGTATTGTTAATGAAGTCCAGGAAAGAGAACGGAGCTACAGTATCTCTAAAATCAACCTCGTTAGAGTTTGTTATAGAGTATTTAACAAGTACTGTTCTTAATGATGTATCTGACATAGTATTAATCTTCGAAGAGTTCTAAGCCCTCGTAAAGGCTTTGTGCAAAAATGTTTGACATAGTACCATTATTCTTAGACCAATCTTCATATGAAGTTAAAGTATACGAAATGGTTGTATTAGGATCTGTCCAATCAATAATAGAGTTGTGGATGTCACCTATCGTTTCTTTCTGATAGTAGAAGTTGTAAATATCTAAAATATCTCTTCCACCACCTGAGAGTAATGGCCAACCCCAAGTAGCGTTATAGTCACTTAATGAGAAGAAGGCAGAATGTGAAGAAATAGCATCAGTAAGAATTTGTAATCCATTCTCTGTAATAATATCACAGTTAGGAAGCTGCTCTTGTTCAATTTCTGTACCTTCATCCAACTCAACAGACTCAGCAGATAAGAGCTGACCTGTAGTTGTAACATAAATAAATCCTGATGTAGTTTCGACTGTTGGTGATGTAGCTGCACTAATTGGGAAGTTAGTATTGAGAGTAATAAACTCACCACTATACTTTTCATGTGCAACAATAGGCTCACCTACAATAATTTTACTACCAGTAGTAAGGGCATCACCTAAGTTTTCACCGTAAAAATCATTGAACCTATATCCGTAAGATTGGTATTGTGTATTGTCTCTATTTCTTCGGCCAAACAGCTTAGACTTGGAGATACTAAGGAGATCCATAACTCTCGCAAGCTTAGGTGGGAGTGAGTATTTGTTAAGTTCTGGTAGATCTAATAACTGGAGAATACCATCGAGTTGATCAATATTTGACTCATCTATAGTAGAGTTATTATCAAAGAAGTTTTGAATCTTTTCGTAAGTAGCTTTACCTACAGAATCTTGAGTAGCGGAAAGATCACCAAAGATGGAACCAATAAAGTCACTCATTAAAATTTTAGCATCATTAAAGAGTGGTTGTACAGCAATCTCTTTGAACGCATCCTTAAAGTCAATTTGCTCATTCTGCTTTGATACAGTATAGAAAGAGGAAGGGTAGATGGTAAATGTATTACTAACACCACTATGGGAAGGATCAGAAGAATCAGCAATCTCTGAATAAGCACTCAGATAGACATTCTCTAATGCTGTTTGATTATCTGTAGTAAAGTAACCTTTGTAGAAACCACCTTTATCAAGAGTAGAAAGTTCTTGGAAATTTGAGGTAAATTCGGCATCATATACATTAGTACCATCTGTAAGATATAAATCTAATGAAGCGTTAGTCGTACTAAGCAACGGCATGTTCTTTTGCGTGGAATCAGAATCATCCTTCACTTTAACAACAAAGGCAATTTTAGAGCCAGCAAACTTTGTCTTACCAATATCGAAGATTGAACTACCATCAATACCATTAGAAGTAATGGTTAGATTATCATAAGAATTGTTTTCATTAATGGTAGCTTTAGCACCATATGTCGTTGTATTTGTATCTTCGAAAATAGAACCTTCTTTAAAACCAAGCAAGAGATTATAGTTACCTTCAAAGTCACTTCTAAAGTACACTTCACTAGTACCAGTTAATCCAGCAAAGAAAGCATCTGCGTCATTTTTGTCTGTATATACAATCTGATTACTCTCATCAAGCTTAACATAGATTTCTTTATCCGTAGTAGTTACTTCATTTGTATCGAGCGTCTCAACTATATTATTTGTCGTTAGTATCTGTACAAAGGAAGTAGAAGGTTTAAGATGACCGTAAGTTTCAGCTGAATACTTCCTACTGAAAAAGTCATTGTCAGTGGCACCGGAAGCGTAAGCAACAATAGTAGGAGTACCGACACGGAAAGAGTTATATCTCTCAACAGTAATAGGGTTGATAATCTCACCTGTATTATGTACAATATCAGTTGGCGAATCAATTACAAGCTTATCTTCAATAAAGTCTTTAATTTCTACTTTAGAGTGGAAGGTATCATAGTAGCCGGTACCTTTATCGTCATAAAGATAACAAGTAACTTTATATCTACCGGGCTTATCATAAGCATGTTGAGCTGTTACTGTCTCTGATGTTGTGCTACCGTCACCAAAGTCCCATACAACCCTTTTATTAGAAACGAAATCAGCAATACCATCTTCTAAGTTAGGAGCAAACGTAAGGGGGGTAAATGGTAATGCGAAGGTCTCGTAGGTTTCCACACCAGTATAATCCCTGACGTAGAAAAAATTGTACAAGAGATCAAACTCACCGGATTGATCAAGTTGTAAAGAGCTTAGCGACATACACTTATTTAATCGCCGGGCAAGTGTTTACAAGCGACGAAGTTCAATCTTATTAGCTATATCCTGCGGATTGTAGAAATATGCGAACTGGAAGTCTTCAAGCTGATAGTTAAGAGACTGAACAACACGATCTTCTTCTTTGTAATCTGGATTCCATACAACGAAGCTAAGATTTGCAACTTCAGCATCTCCATTAACTGTTTGAAGATCTGTTACACCAGGTATGTTGAGAATATCGTTAGTAAGAGCAGCTACATTAATAACATCACCTAACTGCACGTTATTAAAGTAGTTGTTAAATGTATTAAATACAGCAGTCTTAACAGCACCATCATTGATAGCTTGGTTTTTATCTAATGTAATACGAAGCTTAGAATCATTAACAATATCATCTACAGATTCGTCATTAGCAAAAGAACTACCAAGACTTGTAGCACCAAAAGCAAATGCCTTAAAGATTGGATCAGCAACAACAACGTTCTGAGTAATGTCTTTCTTATTATCACAGAAGTCTGAGATAAGCTGCTTTTGAGCTGAGTTAAGGTAATTAGGAATTGTACCATCTAATGTTGGGTTACCATTAGGCACTGTAAATACGTATACATTATTAAAGCTAGTTGATGTTGAGAATAGAACTTGCGAGAAGAGTACACGAGCATCATCGTTACCATTAGCAAGACCTAAATCATTGTAGTAAGCAAGAACCTTTGATGTATAATCATCGTTAGAAAGCACCTTAACATCCCGAGTAATATTATTAAAGTTCCTATTAATCTGATATCTGTAGTCGTCCTTAGTAACGAGGCGATTTTGAGAAGCAAATACTTTAGGAGCACTTGTTCTAATGTCTTCAACTGTTTCAGCTTTCTTAGTAGGAGAAGAAGCTGTAGGGTTGTTAACTGTAAGATCAGCTAGCTGACCTGGTGTTAAAATAGTTTGATCATTACTATAAAGAATATCTCTAATCTCGCTGAAAGCTTTAGAATTATAAAGCGTGAAGGTAGCGCCAACAAAAGCTCCAGGACCAACATCACCAGCTTCATTATCAGATACTACATAGTATATTAACACTGTATCATTACCGTTAAGCTGCTTACCATTAAGGTTGTTACCAAATTTAAACTCAAAGTTACCATTAGCATTAAGACGCTTTTCGAACTTCAAAGCATCTGCTTCTTCGAGGAAGAGGGAGGCTGTTTCGGTATACTCATCCCAAACACTTGTTGTATTATTCTGAACAAATACACTAAAAGTATTATCACTGATAAACTTAGTTCTGTTAAGATTCTTTGCACTCTGCTTAAACTGTTTAGAAGTGAAGCTATCTACAAGAATGATATTCTCATATGGCTCACCTGTAGCATTGAAAGTAGCCTCTGTAAGGGTACCTTGATAAAGCGTAGTATTGGAAGGAGCTACTTCTTCAATTACTGTATCAACAGTCTTTTCAAATGTAATATCTTCTGTAGCTACAAAGGATGTACCATCTGCAGCAATTGAAGAATAGCGAGGTAATGTATAAACATTTGAGGAGAGGTTAGTAGCAGATAAAGCAATATTAGCAAGAGAAGTTTGGTCGCCAAGAGGATTATAACCAATGTTACCTACAAGCTTATTCATATTCTCATAGATAGTAGCTGTATCGAAAGTAGACTCGTTAGAAGTAGTATTGAGCTGGAATAAAAGAACATGATACATGTATGCTACAACATCGATGAAGGCACTGAAGTTGGAACCCTCAAAGTTCTGATCAGTAAACGTTTCATTCTCATTTAAACGCTCAATAATGAGACTCTTAAGAGAATCTGCATCGAACGTAAGATATGCGTTCTTAGGAAGTTTGTAGTCTGTGAAATCTTCTAAGCTCATTATAGATATTTAATCTATAAGCATTAGTTATCAAACCAAAACGTAGCCATCTTTGTTAAGAGAGGCATTTAGTGATAGGTTGTAAATATCAAGTTTAGGAACACTAAATGATATCTGAATATCATATTGATTTTGATCTGCTATACCTTCAATAGAGACGCCTTCAAGAGTAATACGAGGTTCTTGTACGCCTAAGTTACCATAGATAAACTGTGCTAAGAAGTATGCAGTAGTAGTATTAATAGGCTCAAAAAGATAACTTCTAAAGTCTAGACCGAGTGTAGGGTTAAGAAGCTTCTGACCTGGTGTAGTTGTAAGTATATTTTTAACAGCGTTGATAACAGCTTGACCATCTTGCAACTCGTCAAGATCTTTAAGAGTCTGTTCGGAGTACAGCTCAGGCCTACCGACTCGAGTCGTGTCAAGATCAAACTTAACATCTTTGTACAAGTAACCACTCTCGAGGGACTTCTCCTCTAAAGAGGTTAATTTAAGGTTATCTAATCTTACTGCCATTTTTAGTATAAATATTTAGTCTCGAGACTAAATAATAGTATGGCTAAAAACAATAAATTTCTCTCCCTTCTTGAGAAGTATCAATCTCGTTTCGAACAAAAGGGCTTCCTCGTAGGAGACGTAATTAAGTTTAATGATAACTTTAAGTCTCACGAATCTTACAAGGCACTCCCTGAAAATGTAAAAGAAGTTCTCGACTCTTATATCGAATCAGGCCTTCACATTCGTGTTACACAAGCTGACGGTTCTGATGAGATGGTTGTTGCTCAGGATCACGGTGGTGGTCGTTTTGTAGGTAAAGTAACTATTCCTTGTTGCCTCGGTGCGCCAGTTGACTTCGGTGACAATCTTGCTCCTATTCCAGAAGTACAGCGTCACGAGACTAAGGTAGACATTAAGCCAGTTGAAGTACCTGAACTTCCTGAGAATCCTACTGATGCTCCTACACAAGTACCACACGAAGGTGGTAATACTACACACCCTATTGACGAAGAAGACGAAGAGGTTGTTGAAGAGTCTGCTAAAGATGAGGCTTCATACACTCAACAGTATCTTTAATGCCTAAAGAAGACAAATGGTGCCCTGAATGCGGTTGCTTCAGTAGTGCCAAGCGATTTAGATCCTTTAGATGTGGTCACTGCGTAAAAGAGCGTGGTGACCCTCTAAAGAACGCACCTCAGTTTCTTGTTGATTACTATAATAATAAGAAAGAGGCAGAGAAGGTTAAAAGTACTACTAAGAAAGTAGTTAAGAAAACTACAAAAAAGGTAGCTAAGAAAGCTACTAAGAAAGTAGCTAAGAAGGTTGTAAAGAAGGTTACTCTTCTAGAGGATAGAAAGAAACCTCGTAAAAAGACAAAGAAGGCCACTAAGAAGGTGGTTAAGAAAGCTACAAAGAAGACTGCTAGGAAGAAGGCAGTTAAAAAAGCCAAAAAGAAATAACAGAAAAGCCGCTCCGAAGAGCGGCTTTCCTTTTGTTAAGGGTTAAAGGTCTCTTATGTTAATCCATTAATATTTACAGTTTCAATATCATTTGAAGCCATACTGTTAAATTGTAGCTTAGTATAGTTTTGGTCATAATGATAAACTTGATTTCTTATTCCATTAGAATAAGAGTCTGAAGTTCCGTCACCCATTAACCAGATTTGAGTTGCATACCTACTGTTAGCGTTAACTGAGCTGTAAGTAAAGTTAGCACCACTGTATCCGTATCTAGCAGTCTTTCCTTCTTTATAGTC